CCCTCACAGATTGCATGGCACACCAGCCATTCTCGCTGTGGTGGCGTAAGTTTTTTTCTTGCTTACAGCCCCACTGAGGGACTTGCATTTTTATTTGAGGGGGGTTTAGCGTCCCAGATCCAAGGTTCGCGGTTCGATGACCTGCGGCCTGCGGCCTTATTCTCTGGTGATCTAGCTTCCTGCGCCTTGAACCTGCGACCTGCGGCCTGCGACCTATGGTCTTTGTAAAAAAGAGGGGCACCTGCGACCTGCGCCTGCGCCCCTTAGTTCTTGGAGAATCAAAAATGTTCATGATTAGAATAAGGGCTGCTCAGACTGATGTCAATAATCAGCCTGAGCAATGTTCTTCTAGTGTTTTGGATAGCAAACTGTTTTAACGGCAGGCGACCAGCAAGCGCGGCAGTCACCACAATAGCCTAGATCAATCTTGCCTATCTGTTTTTCTTTTTTGGCGGTTTCGTATTCATCATGGGTTATCATCTGGCCGTTTTTCTTGGTGCGGTATGCTTCGCACATTTTGCCAACGGGTGCTTTGTATCCGGTAATAACCGCGCTTGAATGTTCCCATGATTCTGGCGGAGTGTCATCTACCATTGTTGCGCTATACCTAACGACTGCGTTATCGGGTAGGCTATCCATTTTTAAAGCTTCCTGCCACAGCTTGCGTTCCTTGGTAGGGATCCAATGCTTTTTATTTGGTGTAAGCTTGGCAACCCCTATAATTTTTAGGCAATGCGCGACGCTTCTCACGTCGCCGCTATCAAACCAGCGCATTGTATCCTTGCGAGATTTGTTAAGCAGGGCGGCCATGTCCCGCACAAAATTGTCAGAGTTTAAAAAATCTAGCCTAGCCTGCATAGCGTTTTGAACTACTGGCCATGGGTATGCGCCTTTCATGGCGTAGCAGTCATGACAAACCGAGCCTTTAATCTTAGCAAGTTTTTGACCAGTAACACAACCAAACGCGCTTATGTTAAAGCTATCGCCTGGCATTTTTTTAGGTTTTGATAACATTGCAACCATTTTTTTCTCCACGTTGTTGTTGTCTCTTTATTATATGGGATAGTCCCACGTTATGCAAGCCCTAATCCTGCGGCCTGCGGCCTTGCTCTTTTGTGTAATCCTGTGGCCTGCGACCTGCGGCCCCGCGCTTTATATATATAAAAAAATTTCTTTAAGAAACGAAACTGGACCAGCTTGCGCTGGTCCAGTACGGGAGAAACTCTCTAATCTTCTCTGTCAATTTTAAACAGTATGTTGCAGTTCTCATCCATGAAAAACGTAACTTCATGGTCTCCTGTTTTTACTTTCAACAGTCTCGTTCTATTCTCGCTGTCCTTGTTTAACCATTCGGTTGAAATGGTAACGTCGTTACCGTCGGTATGAATTGATTGTGATGATGACATTATGCAATCTCCTTATCATATGGTTGGATTAGGTCGTCTGCCTGTCCTTCGATATGGGCTAGTTCTTCTGCCCACTCAGCAATCTGCTCTGCCAAGTTTTCCATAGCCTCTGAAACATGAGCGTTCTTTGCTTCCATACTATCGCAATGTAGGTCTTGCGATAGTTCCTCTGCGATAGCTCTTGCTTCGCATACTGCACTGGCAAGCTTCCTCGCCATTTTGATTGACATTGTATCTAACATTTTTTTTCTCCTGTTGATTTAGTCCCCAATAATTTGGGGTTAGTATGAGTGTATAGGATAATCCCATATAATACAACACATTTTTTTCCTGCGACCTGCGACCTGCGGCCTTGTACCAAAAAATCCGAAGGATTTTTTGGACAGAGAAGAGGGGGCCGAAGCCCCCTGTCCCTCATCTACGCTCCCATTCAAACAGCGGGTTCGCAACGTCATCGAACTTTTCTGGTTCGTTGTCGATAAGGTCCGTATGTCCTGCTTGGGTTATTTGACCAAACAAGTCGGTAAGTCCAGCAGGAATATATGCTGTAGCTGATCCGTCCTTATTGATTACTACTCTAATTGGTTTCATTACCATCTCCCTGCTTTGGATAAGAATAAGATACTAGCCCCCAGAACGACCGTGCCCAGTACTATGAATTGTCTTGCCAGTATGGGGTACAATTCGCGTCCCCACATGTCGGCCCCAGTGAACAGCAGGGTTGCCCCTGCCGCTCCGAATATCACTGACATTATTCCCCAGAACATTTGTTTCTTTCCCGTCTTTTTAACTGATGGATTGTGTGGTAAAAATGGTCTGCCATTCCATCTGACATATCACCAGACCAGTAATACTCAAAAGCTTCTTCAATCGCCTCTATTGGCGTGTAGCCTTCAGTAAAATAAAAATTCCAATCCGCATCGCCCATGTCGTCTGTACATACACCGAAGATATTTAAGCACACGACATCACATTGTTTTTCATACCTGAGATAATCTGGATCAAGGTGAGAAATTTCTCTTACATATTCTGACATTGTGTTTCCTTTCTGGGGGGCATAAGCCCCCCTGTTAGCGGTTGGATTATTCAGCCCAGATACGTTCAAAGAAGCGACGGACATGCGCTTTAACTTGTGTAGCCTTTTCAGGATTTTCGACCTTCATCAGCAGACCTTGCTGGATGCAGTACTCCTCAAACTTAGTGAAGTCACGAGCGGCAACATCGCGCTTGCTTTTAAGTGACTGATACTGCGCTTGTGCAGTGCGAAGGGACGTGATAGGACGTCCGACCTTTACGTTTGCTTTTGACATTTTGTTTCTCCGTCAAAATATTGACACCGTCCGTTTTGGTTCGTGTCTTCTTATCTACGATAATAAGGGATAACATGGGATAAGGTCAAGCATTATCTTTCCACATTATGGGAAACTATGGGACGGTTTTAGGGTTACTAGGGCGGGTTGGTAATCAGGTTTGACGTACCGCCGACCCCCCACCCCCTTATACTGGGGATAGGTCAGTAGTACTGACGTGTCGTGTCGTTGGGTTGATAAATTCATTGACATATATTATCGTTCGGGTATGGAGAACACTGCTAGCTTAGAACTACTACCCGACGACGTGCTCAAAGAGATATACCTGCTTGAGGAGCATGCAAAGCGTCTTGAGACCCGCGAACGTGCTCAGGAAGAGTTTATGTCCTACGTTCATCATGTCTATGATAACTTCATAGAGGGGACCCATCATAGAATCATTTCAGAAAAGTTAGAGCGGATTGCCAAGGGCGAACTGAAAAGATTGATTGTCAATATGCCACCCCGACATTCTAAGTCAGAATTTGCATCCTATCTGATGCCTAGCTGGTTCCTGGGCCGCAATCCGAAGCTCAAGATTATTCAGGCGACGATGAACACCGAACTTGCTGTTCGCTTTGGTAGAAAGGTTCGAGACTTAATAGCCGACCCGAAATACAGAGAAGTATTTCCTAACACAGACTTAAAACCTGATAGTCAGGCTGCTGGTCGTTGGGAGACTGCCGCTGGCGGAGAATACTTTGCTGCTGGCGTAGGTGCGGCGATGACGGGCCGAGGTGCGGATTTATTGATTATTGATGACCCGCACTCGGAACAAGATGCTTTGTCCACGACTGCGTATGATAATGCGTATGAGTGGTACACTTCGGGTCCTAGACAGAGACTTCAGCCGGGTGGCAGCATTATCATTGTTCAGACTCGGTGGTCAAAGAAGGACATTACGGGCAGGTTACTGACCGCGCAGTCAAAAGATTTGATGGCTGATCAGTGGGAGGTTGTGGAGTTTCCGGCGATTATGCCGTCGGGGGAACCATTATGGCCTGAATTTTGGAAAAAAGACGAGCTTCTCAAGGTCAAAGCTTCGTTGTCCGTGGGCAAATGGAATGCGCAGTGGCAACAAAATCCTACGTCCGAAGAAACCGCGATGGTCAAGCGGGAATGGTGGCAGGAGTGGGAAGAAGAGGATATTCCTGATTTAGACTACATAATACAGTCGTATGACACCGCGTATTCAAAGAAAGAGACTGCTGACTACTCTGCGATTACAACATGGGGTGTGTTTCGTCCGTACAAGAATTCAGAAGAGCATTTAATTTTGCTGGATGCAAAGAAGGGTCGGTGGAATTTTCCGGAGCTTAAAACCATAGCGCGAGAAGAGTTTGAGTATTGGGACCCAGAGTTGATGTTGATTGAGGCGAAAGCGTCTGGTCAACCATTGGCTGATGAAATGCGGTTACTGAACCTCCCGGTTGCAACCTTTGCCCCCGGTCGCCGGAAGGGTGGGGGAGGATTAGACAAGACAGCGCGTATGCATATAGTATCTCCTATTTTTGAATCGGGAAAAGTATGGTATCCTGTTGGAGAAAAATTTGCTGACGAAGTTATAGAAGAGGTTGCATCATTTCCTAATGGCGACCATGATGACTTTTGTGATAGTATGACAATGGCATTGATGCGTTTTCGCCAAGGTGGGTTTGTCAGGCTTGATGGCGAAGAGTTTGAAGACGATTACATTCCAAGAAAGCGGGAGTATTACTGATGTCTAGCGATCCATTTAAGTACGACCTTGGTGGTCATTTACTGAACGAGTACACCAAGGGCATTTACATGAAGCCAAAGCCTGCCACTGTGAAGATTGGCAGCGGCACCAAAAAAGGTACAAAAAAAGGTACTAAGGGAAGCAAATAATGGCACTACCACCAACAGCAGTAGAAATGGCTATGGGTCCCGGCGGTCCAGGCATGACAGCAGAAGAACAAATGACCGAGGTCCAACTTCCGTTAATCGATGATTTACCAGAGGGCATCATGCTTGCTGGTGATGAAGAGATGGTTGAGGTTGAGGCAGAAGTTTACAACCACAATGCGAACTTGGCTGAAGTACTAGACGACTCGATCCTTGGATCTTTGTCCTCGGACCTTGGTGGTAAGGTAGATGAAGACAAATCTTCTCGTGAGGATTGGGAAGAGGCTATAGCCAAGGGTTTAACATTGCTGGGCATCAACTATGAAGAGCGGAACGAGCCGTTTATGGGTGCTTCTGGTGTAACGCATCCGTTATTGTCTGAGGCTGTAACCCAGTTTCAAGCACAGGCGTACAAGGAAATGCTGCCGCCGGGTGGTCCTGTTAAGACCCAGATTATTGGTCAGCAGTCCAAGGAAGTTGAAGACCAGGCCCAGCGGGTCAAGGACTTTATGAATTATCAAGTTACAGAGGTAATGGAGGAGTATGATCTGGATACGGACCAGATGCTGTTTTATTTACCGATTACAGGTTCGACGTTCAAGAAGGTATACTTCGACCCAATGAGGCAGAGGGCTGTGGCGAAGTTTGTACCTGCGGAAGACTTGATTGTGCCGTACAGCGCGACAGACTTGCAGACTGCCGAGCGGTACACACATGTGGTTCGCATGAGCGAGAACGACATCCGAAAGCTACAAGTAGGAGGTATTTATCGTGACGTATCACTCTCAACTACTGAAGATGAAGAGGCTGATTCAACAATACGGGGTAAGTCTGACGATATTCAGGGTCTCCGTCCGGGTTACTCTGATGAGATGTATACAATCCATGAAATCCATGTGGACTTGGACCTTGAGGGATTTGAGGATATGGATGAGATGGGTGAGGCGACAGGTATCAAGTTGCCTTACATCGTCACAATGGACGAAGGCTCTGGGCAGATTTTGTCAGTTGTTCGCAACTGGCGCGAGGCGGACATGCTTCGGCGTAAACGTCAGTACTTTGTTCATTACAAGTTTCTTCCTGGTTTTGGCTTCTATGGTTTTGGCCTACTTCATATGATAGGAGGGCTGTCTCGTGCAGCAACTTCAATATTACGCCAGCTTATTGATGCTGGAACTTTGTCCAATTTACCGGGCGGTTTTAAGGCTCGTGGTGTTCGCATTCGCAATGACGATGAGCCTGTTAATCCTGGTGAGTTCCGCGATCTTGACGCTCCTGGTGGGGATATTCGTAACGCCATTATTCCTTTGCCTTACAAAGAACCATCTGGGACGCTTGCCCAACTTTTGGGAGTTGTTGTTGACTCTGGTAGAAGATTTGCACAAGTGGCAGACTCAAAGGTCGCTGACGTTAATTCAAATGCTCCAGTCGGCACAACAGTGGCTCTTATCGAGCAAGGCTCAAAAATAATCAGCAGTATTCACAAGCGGCTACATTATGCTCAGAAGAGTGAGTTTCGACTGCTTGCTGAAATCTTTTCTCTGAATCCCGTGCCATATCCTTACATGATAGGACCAAATATTCCACCTGAGATTATGGCGCAGGATTTCGACGGGCGGGTAGATGTTCTCCCAGTATCCGACCCGTCGATCTTTTCTATGGCGCAGAGACTGTCGCTGGCACAGACACAGCTTCAGTTGGCGCAGGCTGCACCGCAGATGCACAATATGTATGAAGCCTATCGGCGTATGTATGATGCACTGGATATCAAGAACATTGATAATATTTTGCCGCCGCCACAGCCGCCAGCACCGATGGACCCCGGCATGGAAAACGCAAGTGTGTTGGGTGGTAGAATGGTTCAAGCGTTTTCGCAACAGGACCACATTGCGCATATTCGAGTGCATGCGGCTATGTTGCAGCAACCATCCACCGCAGCTAATCCACAAGCCTTTATGATGTTACAGTCTCATGTTCAACAGCATGTAGCTATGCATGCTCGTGACTTGGTACAGGAAATGTTTATGAAGGCATCAGAGCAGTCTGGCGAACCTATGCCTCAAATTAACCCTGATGCATTAGAGGCTGCGGTTGCACAACAGATTGCTGATACAACAGAACAGTTGGCACCTCTTCTGACACCACCACAGCAACCTGATCCGCTAGTCGCCATTCGTCAGCAGGAGTTGCAGAACGATACACAAGAGATTCAGCGTAAGGCGATGAACGACGCGATGGACTTCCAGATTGATCAGGCTAAGTTGATGCAGTCTTATGAGTTGGCGCAACAGCGTCAGAACCTACAGAAACAAGTTGCAGAAGACCGTAACCTAGTTAATGTGTATCGCATTGACACGCAGGCTGATTTGAAGAGAGGACAATGATATGTTTCAGGCTCTTATTGGACCCATTGCTTCACTGGCTGGATCGTTTGTTGAGGGGCAAGTTTCCAAGCAAAAAGCGAAGGCAACTCTTGCGCAAACTGAGGCGGAAGCAAAAGCGGAGATAATGAAGACCGCAGCTACCCACGACAGTAAGTGGGAGTTAATTATGGCTGAGTCTACAAAATCGTCCATCAAAGATGAAATAGTCACGGTGGTTGTTTTGATTCCCGTAATTTTAGTTTTCATCCCCGGCATGGAAGAGGTTGTAAAGAATGGCTTTGACCGTTTGAACGAGTTGCCAGACTGGTATCAATACCTAGTTTTTCTAGTGTGTAGTGCCGCGTTAGGTATTAAAGGAATGGATAAATTTAGGAAAAAGTAGTGCTGATCAAGGAAAAAGAAAATGGCAGAATTGACGATGGAAAGATTTCTCAAGTGGAAGATACTTCCCCGCTTGATGATGATTATGATGTCAATATCGGCTTGGCGGGTAGTGGAGTGGTTTATGACGCTGTCAAGTCCGACAGCGGAGCAGGCCGCACTGGTGAGTGTAGTCACGGGGGCCATGACAGGTGCATTTGCGGTTTGGCTTAACCACGAGAAGAGTTAAATGCCAAAGTTAAGCGATAACACAGAGGTGGCTCTGCCGCTTCGCAACATCATATCTATGGTTGCTGCCGCTTCTTTAGCAACGTGGGCTTACTTTGGTTTGATTGAAAGGCTGAACACACTAGAAACAAACCAGACCATGATGCAGGCAGACTTGGGTCAGAACACAGAATTTCGTATTAAGTGGCCCCGTGGTGAAATGGGTAGCTTGCCAGCAGACAGTGAGCAATTCATGCTGATAGAGCACATTGCTACTGAGCTAGAAAAGCTGCAAAACGAAATTGAGGGTGGCAAAGCACCATACGACCAACAGCAAAAACTAACTTTAGAGTTTTACGAGAAGCGTATAACTAACCTAGAAGAAAATTTAGAGAAGTTGCGAAACGGTGATCACTAAAACAATGACATTGTTACTGTATCTAAGCGGTGGTATTATAGAGCACACCGGGCCTATGAGTATGCCTGCCTGTTTAAAAATGAAGCGTCAAATAGAACGCAATGGGTGGAAGGATAGAAAAGAAACTCGTTACTCTTGTGAGAAGCGCGAGGTTGAAGTGGGTGTCGGGATCGACGGCAAAGAGTATATTGTAAGACTGGTTGACTAACTAAAAATAGTGTAGGATAGAAACATGGCGCGTATTAAACAATTTGCTGATGACCTTGGCATTTCATATAACGAAGCGAAGAGACTGATTGAAATGGGTAGAAACACACAAGATTCTGGAAGTAGTGTGCTAGACAAGTCTCGTGCTCGAATGGAAGAGCGGCTCAACAAAATGAAGCGTGAACAAAATGAAGCTGACCGCATTGCAGATGAGGACACAAATATGGTTTTAAAAGCTAAAGACGGAAAATCAGTGACTGGTCCAACGCCTCGTCCTAAACTCGGCGACTTAAATGAAATGGTGCCTTTTGACCGCGAAGCCTTTGAGAAGGCTTTAAAGAACGAAGAAATGTTAGAAAAATACATGCGCAACGCTCCGAGACGGGAAGCTAAACTAAAGCGTCGTGGCGACGATGAGAAAGTTGTTAAAGCCGCGATGGGCACATATAACACCCACGAAGATGAAATGGTTCGTGGTATGGGCAAAGCCTACATGGGTAACCCTAGGGCGGCGAAGTTAAGATAATGGCTAGACAAGACGGTCCAGGAAGTTTTTCAGAAGGCAACACCTCTAGCGGGTTAGATGCTTTTGGTGGTGCCGGAGCAAGTATTTCCGATATTACTTCGGGTCGTTCTACGGTAGCTGGAGAAAGCATTTCTAGTTCTGGTAGCAGCGATGACGGTGGTGGTCAAAACCGCACCTCTGGTGTTGTGCGTGACCAACAAGGTAATGTAAGAAACCCCTATCCGAACAGTTTCTTTTCAAAAATATTTGGTGCAGATAATGTAAGTTATCAAAACATAATACCTCAAAATACTCTGAATCAATTAGGGGGTATGGCAGAACAACGCTTTAACAACCCACAGATGGCGGTAAGAGGTGGGTTTGGTAAACTGTTTGGTGGCGCAGAAGGTGAGATGACAACGGCTGGTCCTCGTGTTGGTGGAACCAGAGAACAGACACTTGGTGAAGGCATTGCAGGTCTTGCTCTTGGATCAATAGTTCCTGGTGCAGGTATGTTAGAAAGAGCGGGACGTACAGTATACGCCCCTGAAGGAATGCTTCCTGAAGGATACGAGCAAGATCAGGGCGGTTTACTAGAAAGTCTATTGGGTGGTTTTGGTGGAGCTATTCAGCCAGAACCCGGCACCGTGGGTAGAGCGGCGGGGCAGTTAAAAACCACTGCCTCTGAACTGTTAGACCAAGCAAGATCCGGGATAAGAAGTTTGTTTCCTGACGCGCAAGCTGATTCGATGGTTGATTCTGTGTCTCGTCCAGCGGGGTCGGTTCCTAGCTTAAACCCACGTCAGCGTGACGCTATGAGTCAGAACATGTCGCAGCAAGTTCCCACCCCGGCTCAAGAAGTTCAAACAATGAACCTGAGTGCAATTAAGCCTAGCACACAAGATCGCATGATGGCAGCGATGCTGAGTGGTATAGACAGAGCTTCTGCCGCACCGTCTGCTCCATCAGGATTAGGTAACCCAACAGCTACAGCAAAAGTATATGATTTGAGTGACCCTGGTGTACTAGCGGGAATGGAACAAGCAGGCGGAGGTTATAAGGTGCAGGACATTCAAGAGCAGCTTGATAAGGGTCGCACTGGAACATTTGACTCAAGAACAGGAAAAGTACAGTTAAGCGTTCCCGGCACTGCATTTGGTCTTTCCTATGATTTATCAAAAGAGCTTGGACTGTCTAGCGGCGTTGATATTGACAGTTTGTTGGGTTCTATACAAGATGCACTAGCCGATCAAGGTACAACTAGCCGAAGAGTCACAGGAAGCGGTAATTTTCAACAGGGACCCGCCTTTTTGAAGGGAGTAGGCGCGCAATGAGAATAGAAATAAAAATAATACCTGACGGGTTGGATCTTGGAAAAGAAATACAAGACGGTATACCTGTGGACAAGATGGAAGGCTCTTGTCCTGCGGCTACACAGGACTTAGACTTAAATCTTGAAAACAGACAAAAGGCTATTGATGAGTATGGTTACGGACCGTTAAACCCAAACTTAGATGACAGCGGCAAAAACGATTCATTCTGGCAAAAGATAGCGGACACCTTCAACACTGATATTGAAGCGGCAAAAGATAGCAGATGCGGCAACTGTGCTGCGTTCAATGTCACTTCACGAATAAAAGACTGCATTGCTAAAGGCATTGGTTTTGAAGACGGAGCAGATCCTTATGCGTCCGTGGATGCCGGAGACATTGGTTACTGTCAGTTTATAAAGTTTAAGTGTGCATCAATGCGCGTTTGTAATGCATGGGTGTCTGGCGGTCCTATAACGGAAGCGGCATAGATGATAAAACAAACTTGGGCACTGGTGATGGATTCTGAAAAGAATCCGTTACGTTACATTCCTGACACAAATACGCGGCATATGATCATGCAAGTTCTTGCGTGGATGTGGTGCATAATTTTTTCTATGTATTTAGGAAGTATAGTTGCGTTTGGTGTTTCGGCTAGTATTCATGCTCTCTTAATAGCAGGAATCTTTATAACATTAGGTACATTTGAAACAGCAAAACGCAGACCTCAATATTTTGGTGGCTTGGGCAGAGGAACTGGTGGAGAACACGAATAATAAATGTGAAAACTGCTCGTATGATAGTTACGACAGGCTAATACATTTGT